GTTATGTTGAATCTCTCGACATACAGCCGATGGGTCGGTATCGATCCGACTGTCCGGTGTGCGGCAAGAAGAATACGTTTAGCGTAAACGATGACGGAATGCAACGTCTTTGGTTTTGCTTTCATGCCGATTGTAATGTGTCAGGACGGACAGGAATATCCCTGACGCGAGACTTTGCAAAGCTTGCAATGAAAAAACAAGAGTCTAAAATTTCAAAAGACACGCTGACAAAATTTGAATTGCCAAACACTTTTGTTAGCCTTTCTCGTAACTTAGATGCCGAACTTTATGTAAAATCTGTAAATGCTTACGATGCGTATCTTTCTGGTCGCGCTGACATTCGTTACGATTTCAAGCGTAACAGGGTGGCATACATAGTTAAAAACGGAAACAACGCTGTCGATGCTGCCGGACGAGCCATTGACGGACGCAACCCGAAATGGTATCGGTATGGAAATTCTAGTTTACCTTTTAGTTGTGGAACCAGTAATACAGCTATTGTCCTCGAAGATTGCGCCAGTGCTTGTTCAGTTTCTGAATTAGCAACAGGGGTTGCCTTGTTAGGTACAAACCTGCTAGAACCACACATAGAGATGTTGCGTAAATACGAACGTGTGTTTGTCGCGCTCGACAAAGATGCAACTGACAAAGCCGTTAGCATGGTAAAGGTACTATGCCGACAAGTTCCAACTAAACTCATGGTCTTGAGCCGTGATCTAAAAAACCTAGCAAAGGAAGAACTAAATGAATTCTTACGATCCCACATCGATTGATCGACAGATACTTGGGTTCTGTCTCAATGCCGACTTCTTCGGTCGTGTAAAGAACATTGTTGATCGGACGATGTTTGAAAAAGAGATGCGTGACATTTTTGACACGCTGACATATTCACACACCAAGTATGGAAAAGACTTAACTATCAGTGAGTTAGCTAGTCTGTTCAATGACCGTAACCCTGCTATGCCAGAAGCTGCACGAAACAAGGTACACGAAACCATAGCAAAGTTAGACGTTGGTAACGCAGACAACCACGACTTGCATCTGGATTTGGTACACAACTTCTGGTTGCGTGATCGTGCGCGGGTCATAGGTGAGAAGGCAATCGAAATCTTTACTGGTGACAGTGAGGAGTTCGGTGAGTTGCGCCGCCTAATCGAAACAGTAGAAGACGGACGCATCAGCGACAAAACAACCTACACAAAGGTGGAACACGACTTTGAACAACTCTTAGAGGACGAAGCGGGTGACCCCGATTTCCCTTTTACATACGATCTGATCAGTGAGAACGTTGGCGGATTGGATCGTGGTAACTTAGGTATCCTGTTTGCCAGACCAGAAGTAGGTAAGACAACCTTCTGTTGTTTCCTTGCCGCATCGTATATCAAACAGGGATTCAAGGTAACTTACTGGGCTAACGAAGAACCAGCCCCAAAGATTAAGCTGCGTATTATCCAATCGTACTTTGAACTCACCCGCCCAGAGATGGTAAGCAACAGAACCGACTTGGGTAGACGCTATCAAGACGAGATAGCCCCCCTGCTTACAATCATGGATTCGGTCGGTACGTCGGTTGAAGAGGTCGACGAATATGCCAAGCTAAACAAACCCGATGTTATGTTCTGTGATCAGCTAGATAAGTTTCGTATCTCCGGTGAGTACAATCGTGGGGATGAACGCCTCAAGGACACGTACGTCGTTGCTCGTGAGATAGCTAAACGAAACCGACTCCTTCTATGGGCAGTTAGTCAGGCAAGCTACGAAGCACACGACAGACAGTGGATTGACTATTCGATGCTTGACAACTCGCGGACAGGCAAGGCGGGGGAAGCTGACATCATCATAGGTATTGGCAAGACAGGCTCAAGCGAGGTGGAGAACACTGTGCGTCACATCTGCATATCCAAGAACAAGCTAAACGGATGGCACGGTATGATCAACGGACAGATCGATATCGAACGCGGCGTGTATTACTGATGTTATATAAATATACCCGTAGAAGATACTGGCTCAACAAGTACAAACTACATAGGGGTTGTGAAATTTGTAATTACAAAAAAAGTGCGGTTGCCTTGCACTTTGATCATAAGTATCCTAGCGAAAAGAAACGAGCCATAGCGCACATGACAACCTGCTCACTTTCTAACTTGATAAGCGAGGTAAGGAAGTGTAGAATTCTCTGTGCAAACTGTCACTATATTGAAACAGATAAGGAAAGAAGATGAGTAGCGAATATAGATATGTCAGAACCAATTCAAAAGGTGTGCGCATATATCGTAGAGATACGAACGAAAGCCTAGACTATGTTACAAAATTTCTGGAAGACAGGAACATAGATTATGAGACTAGAATAGGTGGCTCTCTGATTTATATATACAATGATGAAGGTAAATGCTACGCTTATTACTGGACAACAGGAAGGTGGTCAGCGCATAAAGCCATTACACATAAGCACTATAGTAGTAAAGGAATAGAAGACTTTACAGATCGGTTTTTAAACAGCAAAAAGGAAACCACGAATGAACATCCTGACATTCGATGTGGAGACAACCCACATCCACAAGGATAGCGGCGGCACGACTGCCCTGCCCTACTTTGGAAACCGACTCGTTTCTATCGGCTACAAGTGGCTGGGTAAGACTGTCCACTACCACTGCTATTACCACAGTGAAAGGCCAGCCTACGAATCTGCCGCAGCAACCTTTCAGCGGGAACTCGACACGGCTGACGTTGTTGTGGGACAAAACATAAAGTTTGATCTGTCGTGGATCAGAGAATGCGGATTCAAGTATGAAGGACACGTCTATGATACGATGGTTGCAGAATATATTTTATCGAAAGCCCAGCGTTGGCCTCTTGGACTTGCTGCTCTTGCAGAAAAGTATAACGTTACCCGCAAGGAGAAAGACCTCGTTGCGCCGTATCTTAAAGACGGCAAGACCTTTTACGACATACCGTGGGAGATAGTAGAAGAGTACGGAAAAGCTGACGTACTTGCTACTGAAGAGATTGCACTTAAACAGCTTGATGCCTTTGGCACTACCTTTGAGGAACTATTCAATGACCAACAACTTGATACCGACATTAAAGCTTTCGCTTGAGATGACAGATACCCTCGCTCGTATCGAGCAACAGGGACTCAAGATAAACCTACAGACCCTCGATGAGATCGAGAAAGAATACCAAGAAGAGATGGACATCCTTGAGGTACGCCTCAACAAACTGGCGCGGGAAGCTATGGGGGATACTCCTGTCAACCTGTCCAGTCCTGATGATCGAAGCGTCTTACTGTATTCCCGCAAAGTGAAGGACAAACCTGAGTGGTCGCGTATGTTTAATCTGGGTCACGAGATGCGTGGCTCCACAATGAAACCCAAGCTGCGTACCCGCATGAAGCGCAGTGAGTTCAACTCAACTGTCCGCCGCATGACAGAGGTAGTTCAAAAGACACGCGGACATCAATGCACAGATTGTCGTGGGGAAGGTCGTGTCAGCCCTCGTAAGAAAGATGGCACACTAGGCAAAGCAATCCGTATTTGCAAGCCGTGTAGTGGTACAGGGGTTATCTACGTTCCTACTGGCGAGGTTGCTGGCTTCAAGTTGGTTCCGCGTGATCCGATGGATACGGCATCCGCCGGATTCAAAACCGACAAGGTTACTTTAGAAAACCGACAAACCGACTTGTCGGGTGATGCCTATGAGTTCGTTGTGGCCTATGTGCGCTACAATGCGCTTCGTACTTACTTATCAACATTTGTAGAAGGGATGAAGAATAATGTTGACGAGAATGGCTTTATACATCCAGAATTTATGCAATGTGTTACGGCGACAGGTCGCCTTTCGAGTCGCAATCCTAACTTTCAGAATATGCCACGTGGAAATACCTTCGCTATACGGAAGGTGGTCGAGAGCCGCTTCGAGGGTGGCTCGATACTTGAGGGGGATTATTCCCAGCTAGAATTTCGGGTAGCCGGATTCTTAGCCAAAGACAGCCAAGCCTACATCGATGTAAATGAGGGTACAGATGTTCACAGCTATACTGCCAGTATTATCGGATGCAGCCGACAGGAAGCGAAGGCTCACACCTTCAAACCCTTGTACGGTGGTGTCACCGGAACCGACGCTCAACAACGCTACTACAGAGCCTTTAAAGAAAAGTATGAGGGTGTCACTACTTGGCACGAGCAACTCCAGCGAGAGGCCGTCCAGAAGCGATTAATCACCCTTCCAAGCGGCAGGCAATATGCCTTCCCTCACGCACGTTGGACTCAGTGGGGTACGGCTACAAATCGGACTGCAATCTGTAACTATCCAGTGCAGGGATTTGCTACCGCTGACCTATTGCCTATCGCTCTTGTCAAGCTGCAAAATTTGTTCCTTGACAGAAAACTTATTTCTGTGATATGCAACACGGTACACGATTCAATCGTAGTCGATGTACACCCAAACGAAAAAGATATTTGTATCAAGCTGATGACAGAAGCAATGATGTCGTTACCTGAAGAGACAATCAGAAGGTATAATGTGGCGTACGATATGCCTGTCGGAATAGAATTAAAAATAGGCAAAAATTGGCTTGACTTGACAGAAGTAGACCTGTAGTATCAGTCTACAACCCTAACAACAGGAGCATGAAAAATCATGGATACAGGGACAGACTTAATGAATATGGACGATATGGATGCAATTGTAGCAGCTATGAATGCAGACAACGATGAAGCATTGATGGCAGCAAGTGGTCAGAATGTAAAGCAGACTGGTCAAAAAGGATTGCCACGAATCAATATCAACTACGATGCAGAGACAGAGGACGGTAAGAGCCTACCTCGTGGATCGTGGAAGATGTACATGGATGGTCGCTACATCTTTGCAGAAGAAGTGGTAATCCGCCCAATCCTTCGTACATTCGAGTACAGTGTATGGGATCAGGAAAGCGGTACGTTTGCATCCAAGTCAGTACAGAAGACCGTACTGTCTGGTATGTTCCCCGATACAAACGGCGGAAACAAATGTGGTCGCTTGACTCGTGACGAGGAAGATCGTTTGTCTAAGGATGACGTTGCTTACCTCAACTCTCGTGCGTCAAGCTGTAACCAAATCCTTTACTCTAAGGTGTCTGGCACATTTAAGGACGTAGATGGTAACGAGGTCGTTTTGGATAACGAACCTGTCGTTGCTTACTTCAAACGTTCTGGTTTCATTCCGATGAACGACTTCATCAACAACTTGAGCAAGCAAAACAAGGTTATGCAGAAGTGCGAAA